GGTCACCGACCTCACCGGACAAGATCCTGTATTCTGGATTGTCGCGCTTCTGGGTGCGATCCTTTTGCGTCGGCATATCGGTGGCCCAGACGCGGGCAAGGTGACGCTTGGAACGGTTGGGACCGGTGTGTTTATCGCCTGGCTGGCCGTTAATCCTGTCCTGAATGCCATCGGGCTCGATCACGGTCCTTACAAACCCCTTGTCACCGCGCTTTTGGCCGGCGGTGGCGAACATGGTATGAAATTCTTGGTAAACGTCGAGTTTGTGAAAGCATGGCTCGGCATGAAAGGGAAAAAATGACGATTAGCCTCTCTCGGAAAAATGCACTCAGAACGATCTATGTTTGCGCATTTGTCGCGATGCTACTTTTGAACCAGACGAAACCCGAAATCGATGATTACATCGAGGTTCGTTCGATCAAGGTCGTCACCCTGAAAAAACCCACCAAGCAGCACAATGGTTGCTATTCGGGATCTGGTGAGAGTTCGGAAATATCCGTTGGCGATCCGCTATTCGTGAAGGCCGACGTTTCATTCCTGACGGGAACGCCGGGCCAATACCGCACTCAAATGCGCAACGAGACAATCAAAAAGGCCGTCTATAACGATCAGGACTGGTCGCAAAAAATCCCCTACACAGTCGAAACACAGTATTGCCGGTATCATTCTTTGGCATGGTGGATCGGACGTGAAAAGGCGCCGGAACTATCCCCTGGCGCAAACCTCCTTTATACCTCCTACCGGTTCGAGAACGACGCCGGTCAGGCTGTATCGAGGGAATTCAAAAGCCAAATCTTCATCTTGGAGGACACAAATGAGGAAGATAAACGAAGCCATAATCCATTGTAGCGCAACCCCCCCCAAATGGTGGTCCACGCGGACCATCAATCAAAAGGTTCGGGAAATCAGAAGGTGGCACGTCGAAGATAATGGTTGGCGTGACATCGGATATCACTACATCATCGACCGCGACGGAAAAATCGCGACCGGGCGTCCGCTTGAAGCCACCGGCGCCCATGTTCTGGGCCGCAATGAATACTCCATCGGCATCTGCCTGATTGGCGGTCACGGAGCAAGCGAGAACGACAAGTTCGAGGATCATTTCACGATGGAGCAAAACCTTGCCCTTCGTGGTCTTCTTTCCGATCTGGAAAAGCAGTTTCCCGACATCGATGTTTCTGGCCACAACGAATACGCGGCCAAAGGATGCCCTGGCTTCAAGGTACGCCCATGGTTCGCCTACAAAGAGCCGCGCGGGATCTCTGGCAGTACAAGCATTCAGGGTGCGGTTGCTGGTGCCGTAACGACCGCCACCGGCGCCCTGACCGCCGTAGGGCAGCTTGAGGGTAACGCGCAGATTATCGTGGCAGGCAGCGCGATCGTCACTGTTCTCTTGCTGGCCTATATCGCCCGCGAGCGCATCAAGAAGTGGGCGAAAGGGGTTCGCTGATGATCGGACTTGGAGCCGCGAAATGGTTTCTATTCACCGGCAAAGGCCGCACAGTCGGGGCAATTGTCCTGGCCGTGCTGGCTCTGGGATGGTGGACCATGTGGAACCGGAACGACGCTGCTGGTGATGCCGTGTCTGAAATTGAAAGGGTGAACAATGAACTATCGACTCAAGCCATCGATGCCCGTGAGGCTTTGCGCCGTTGCTATTCTGTTGGCGGGGTGTGGGACTTCGGTGCCACCCGATGCAAAGAAAAGCCTCAAGACAATAGTGGGGACTGAACTGCCGGGCGCGCAGGGCAGGACCATCGAGGACCAGGACCGGATTGACAGTGCGGTTGCCGGGCTCTGCGCCACGACGATCTATCAGAAAGACCTTTGCGATCTGCACACCATGGCCAGCGCGGCGCGGCGCAGCGAATGATCTGGATTTTGATGACCAACCTATGTGCCGTTGTTGAGGCGGAAACTAGTTGTGTGATCGTGAAAAGCCAGCATCCGTTCAAAACCCATGCCGAATGTATATCGAGGGCGGTTCCGGTTCAGCACCACCTTGATATGATATTGCGAGCGGGCGGCGCTGAACCAGTATCAGCTATGTCGTGGTGTGTCAGTCAGGTCGAGACCTGAGCTACATCCCCAACGCTTCCTTGTACATCTCAAGGACCGCCTCTTCTTCGGCGATATCGTCCTTGTCGCGCTTGCGCAGCGCCACGACCTTGCGCATGACTTTGGTGTCATAGCCACGCGCCTTGGCTTCGGCCATCACTTCCTTCTGCTGCTCGGCGATGTCCTTTTTCTCGGCTTCGAGCCGCTCGAACCGTTCGATGAACTGGCGCAGCTCGTCCGCCGTTACGCGATATGTCGCATCTGATCCATCAAGGGGCATCCGGTAATCCTTTCAGAAATTCGTTGATCTGTTCCGCAGTCATAGCATCCCCAGCGAATTTAGGCGCTGGTAATTCCTGGGCGAGGCGGCGTGATGGTTTTGAAGCCTGTTGTTTTTTCAGGGCATCCAACTCCCTGATATCTGCGGCCATCTTGTGGATCAATCTGACTCGCTGCTTCCTGATCCACCCTTCGCACTCTGCATTATCCGACCCCCATGGAGCTTTCTGACCGGTCACCCTCTCGGCTTCCTTCATCAGTTGGTGGAGGTCATCGCGTTTCAGGATGCACAGATCGAAAACGAGCCATGATATCTTTGGGAAATCGGTCATCTTTCTGCCCGTGCGCGCTCATAGGCGGCGTTCAGCTTCCGTTGTAGGGCCTCGTCCGCTTCCCGCGACTTGGCGCGATAGGCGCTGCGGATATCCTGCCAGAGCGCGGTTTCAGGAACGCCAAGAACCGTCCACCAATCATCCTCCGGCGGTGGCATTGCAAAGGCGCTAGGCGGGGGAAGCGCCATGAAGCCTTCGAAGGATTTCTTGAACATCCTGCTTCCACCGTGCCGTTCAACCTGACGTAATCCATTTACAACAAGCGCCAAAGACCGGATATTTTCTTCCGGCCTGATATAGGCGTCTCGCGCCATCTGCCGATCTTCGCCATCCCAATTGAAAAAGATACCCACACCAGGATCGTCAGGAATTTTCTGACCTGACCGTGGATACCCATCGAGACGCAAGGCGATGTTTGACGATACGATCAATTTTGTCGCACCCATTAAGCGGAGTTCTTCGATTAGCTCACCAATCGCCAAAGAGACGGTGAGGTATCGGTAGCCGCTGCGCCAATCTCCGCGGCGAAATTTGGCTCGACCATCTTCGCGCTGGTGGGCCGGTGTTCTTTCCCACCCTTCCGGCCATTGCAGGGGGTATGCTTGTGTCATTCCTAAGTCCCTTCTTTTGCCGCCCGGCAGTATGGTCTAGCACCCGTACTGCCGGGCTATTCCTCTGAGGATCGGAGCCAGAATAGACCCCCAGAGGCGTTCTATTCCTTCGCGGCCGCAATTTCCTTCATCAGATTGGCGTGAAGATCCGGTGCGTGGTTTTTCATGTTCTCGATACTGATGCCATGCAGATCGATGATTTCATCCGGATCGGTCGCGTCCATAAGGTCGTTCATGATTTCATCATAGATCGCATGAAAATCATGATCGCCGCCGCCCGTTTCCGGCGCCTCATTCAATACCTCTCCTGTTTCAGGATCGTGCGGGCTTTCATCAACGGTCGGACCTGTTGGCGTGGGCGATGTTTCTTCCTGGGGTGGTTCATCATCCTGGGGCGGGTTCAGAAGGTCGTTGAGCTTTTCCTTCAAGGTATCTGCGTTCCATCGGCCATCCGGCGTTTTGCCTGTCTGTTCCTGATAGGTTCCACGCAATAGCTGGAGTTCGTTTTCCGCGATCTGTGCGGCGCGTTCCTCTTCCTGACGTTTAGCCGCGACCCGCTCGGCCTCCTTCTTCATGGCTTCTTCGGCGGCGGGGTTCGGGTTTTCGTCCTCGATCACCGGATCTTCTTCCTTGGCCTTTTGCTGCTTCGGCTTGGTTGCAATAGATCCGGATGTCCGCGTTGGGGTGTTGTCCATTGCGATTACTTGCTCGACGGTGGCTTCGCCGGTTTTGAGTGCGTTCAGGATACCGGCCATATCGACCATCACATTCATATCGATATCCTTGGCCCCCTCGACGCCCAGGGCCGCATATACCTGCTGGGCGCTAAGGCCGAAGGCTTGAAGGGCCTCCATACCTGCTTTCCGGCGGTCTCCGAGCGTTTTAACGTCACCTCGGACAGTTTGCAGGGCCAGGTCATAGGCTTGGTTCCACACAGCCTTGGGAACACCAGCGAAAATGGCGTTGCGCATGGCAATAGCCTGACAGGCATTACCCGTCATAATGATCATGTCGTCGTTGTAGAGGTTGCCGTTGCGATCTGAAATCTTCCGGCGTGACCGTTTCAGTACGGCGGCATTGGTTTGCAGGTCATGGAATACCGCCTCGGCCTCGATGAATTTGTCGCGACGATCGATCACGGTCACGCGGCTGGCAACACGGCAGTTCCCCCATTGCGAATAGACAACCTCGGCCAGGCGGATCGAGGGGCCGGAAATCGTCTTTCCGCCACGGGGCAGGGAGTAATTGCACTCGGCGGCGAATTCCTGGGATATCGTCACCAGCGATGTGATGTTGTTCTGCACAAGGCTGATCGACCGGGGGAATTGGTGGGCGGTGGCGATCTGCTGGTCGATCTCGGCGCGAGTCAACGCCTGGATAACACTTGTCTCGGGCGTGAATACCGCCGCGCCGCCCTGATCTTGTTGAATTACGTCGTTCATCTGGTTTCTCCTTTTAAGCCAGTGTTTTCGATATGCCGATGGTGGTGCCGGGGATTTTATCACCATCTTTGAACGTGGCGGAATTTGCCTCGTTCACGGCAAGGCGCAGAAGGGTTTCGCGCACAAGGTCGTGGTCTTTGTAGTGCATGAATAGGTGCTTGATGTTGTCAATTTCCACCGTGCGCCGGGTGCGCTCGGATATCGTGCGTCCCGCGCCGGTGGCGCTCTTGATCGATGTGTCGATAGGCTTTGCGGCCTCTTTCGCTTGGGCCTCGGCCTCTTTCTTGGCATTTTCAGCCTCGACCTGCCCCATGATCGACCCACTATTTTGCGCGTCCATCTCCTTGGTGCGCGCCTGCTCTGCGGCGCGCTGCGCCTGAGCCTCTTTCTCAGCCTTTTCGGCCTCGGCTTTCTGGCGTTTGTCAGCAGCGAATTTTTCCAGCTTCGGTTTGAGGTTTTCGAGGGCCTTTTCGAGAGGTATCATTATACCACGATAGGCTTCCTGCACTTCCTTGGCCCGATCGTCGTAGGGCTTTTTGTTTTTCACCCTCGTTTCCTCGATCCGCTTCAAGAGCTTGCGCAGCCCGTTGATCTGATCGCCGAGCTGAGACGCCAGTGCGTCGCTATTGATGTCGACCTTGGCCCATTGGTCGGACACCTTCACGAAAGCATCCATGTTGGTTTTCAAGGCCTGATGCTCAATCGGATCGTATGCGGGCCCCATATTGCCACCTATTCCGGTGTTGGGGTTGGGGCCGGGGGCTTCGTCCTCGGTGCCGGGCAATGTCGGTTGCAGAGCGTCGTTCATGATAGTCCTCCTGGGGGTGTGGGGTTTTGGCTCAGATCGATATTGGTGGTGTTGCCAAATCGATATTCATTCTTGAGCCGCATATCGCGCAGCTCGTTGAATTCTTGTCGGCTGATCGGTGTCAGCCAGGTCCAGATTTCGTCAACATCGACCTCTTTGCCGAAAGCATCGGCGCGCAGGATTTCGGGGCCTTCCAACTCGCCAGATTCATCGATGTCTCTATCGCACCAGATTTCAACCGGAACCCATGGCCCATTCTTCACCATCTGAGTGCGATACCATCCGCATTGCGGATCTGCATCGTGCATCGGGGGGTTCTCGCCGCGCATGAATGCCCGGTGCCATTTCAAAAGGCGCATGAGGGGGGTGGGTTGACGCATGGAAGGCATTACTTGCGGGCTTTCTTCCGGGCTATGGCTTTATCAAGCGCATCACGCAGATCATCCGGGAAATCATCCCTCATATATTCGGCGGCGGTGATAAGCTGGAAATCCCGTGCCTTTCGGCGCGATGCGATACCTGTTTCAGCAAAGAATGGATAAATGATCGTGCCGCTGCGGATGACGGACAGAAATCCGGTTTCCCCGCCAATTGCCTGATAGGTCACAATTTTGCAGTTGAGTATCGTGCGCTTGCGATCCGCATCGCTATTAGCTAGGTCTTTTTGTGTCATGGCTGTTGTGGCTTTCAGTTGTGGCATGAGGGTTGGCCAGGTTCACAGGCTGGCTGACCCTCTCTAACTCTACCCATCATTAGATTTATGTTCAAGCCTTGCCTGATCGATTTCGGCAAGTAGTTTCTTGCGGGCTTTCATGACGCCATCAACCACGCCATCCGCCGGACCTGTCACGACGCTCACCACGTTGATGCCGCGCGCCTTGGCCCATTCCGACCATTTCTTCCGGCACTCGGCGCTGCAATATTTCTGGCGATTATTGTTCGGTTCAAAAGGCTCGCAACACTTGTGCCAGTGACAGGTTTTCATTGGTCTGTTCTCCGCTGGGGGTATGGGGGGGTCATCCATCATTCGACCAGATCGAAATCATCATCATCCCAATTTGGCTCTTTTGACGCGGGCGCTTCCTGCATTGATCGGTTCCGAAGAAACAGAAGGCCGCTCTTTTTGATGTAGTAGCATTCCAGGTCATTATCGACATCTATGTATCCCGCCACATAGGCGTTCCGTAGCCAATCGAAGACAACGATTTTGACGGGAACATGATAGGTTCGGTTTGACAGCTTCATGTTCTCGTAGATATCGGCCGCATATGCGCCATCGGCCTCCGCGATTATCTCAAGGCATTGGATTTCGTGAGTTTTCAGGGTCGTCATTGATTTGTCTTTCTCTTATGTGGCGGGCTGGTTCTGTGGATGCAGCCAGCCCGCCTTTTGTGCGCGCCCCGGTAAATGTAAGGCGCGCCCTGCTCGTTATTTCTCCGGTGCGCCAATTTTCACCGGGCTGGAATCGTTCCGGCGCTGGGTGGCGCGAACCGTCCCGCGTGTTGAGGTTGCGACGGTCGTTTTCGTGATGATACCGACCGCTTCAAGGGTTTCCCGCGCTTCCGGGATGGTCTGTGCAACGTGCGTCAGATAGACGGTATTGCCTTTCTTGCCGGTGCGGGCCGCAAGGGCCTCGGCCACCGCCAGATTGTGCCGGTCGCGCTGAATGTCGCGCTTGTATTTCGGCGTCCAGCAGGCCGACAGAAGCCCAGAACCGCCCGGAACGGCACCGCCCAGGCCGATGCCGTTCTCACAGGCAATCGAGTTGGCGATAGCGCCGGTCTGGCGTTTCTCGTTGTAGATATTGGTGTCCTGATTGTTGACGCGGGTGGATTGTTCCTGGCCCTGCCCTTGCCGCTGGTGCTGCTTCTGCGCCTGACCCTGCGCCTGCTCTTGCTTATTGTTGTTGTAGGTCCGATCACCAAAGTCGATGCCGCCAGCGTAGGCGGGAACGCAGAGTCCAAGGATCAGGGCGGTTGAGAGATACAGTTTTTTCATGGTTAAGTTCCTTTCTGGGGGTTATCGCAGGTCTTGGCCTACGGGAAAGGGTTGTCCCTTACCGGTAGGTCAATGTGCCGGGCTGGGCTGGGAGAAGGGGATGAAACCCAGCCCGGCATCCGCCATTACCGTGAGTGATGACTTGGCGGATCGCTTTGCCGACCGGGATCGTCGTCCCTGTGCCGGAAATATTGCAGTGCCAGTTCCTCGATCTGCTCATTACATAATTGTTCGATATCCCGATACGGGCCTTCATCGACAATCTTCCGCAGGCGCAATTCTGTGAACAGGTTGAGATAAACGGTGACGATCATGGCGCTTTCTTCGCGTAGTGAACCTTGGGCTCGATCAGGTTGTTATCCGCGATCAGGCGAATCATGACCTGGCGCGCGGCCTCGGCGTCGGCCATCGCGTCATGTGCGTCCAGGAGGGGGATGCCGAAGAATTCGCAGGCGACTTCCAGTTTCACCATGCCACGCGACACCTTAAGGCCCTGATCCTTGTAGGGCGTCAACGCCCGCATCAGGCATGTGTTCTTGGTATCCTCGAACAGATCGTCACGTTTCGCCCGGCGCAGCTCCGCGCGCATCATCTTGCAGTCGAACTGCGCGTTATATGCCGCCATGATGAAGCCGCTTTTGATCATTGCAGCCCAGGCGTCGAGAACCAGAGAGACATCAACGCCATGTTCGTTGAGATATTCGTCTGTCAGGCCGTTGACCTCGCTGGCATAGGTGCCATCGATGGACCACCCATCAGGTTTGATGAAATGCTTGCTGCGGGCGATCTCCTCCCCGAATTGATCGGTCAGGATCGAGGCGAACGACGCAAGGCGCGGCTGGCCGGGCGCATCTGCCGCGATCGGTTCGCCTGTATCCTTGTTCTTGAACTGGAACAGGCCGGTGGTTTCAGTGTCGAACACGACATAGGTGGGCAGGCGCCCGCCGTTCTCGATGGTTGGTTCCGGTGTTTCAGGCCGGGGTTGGGTTTCATCTTCCGTGGCGGGCAGTCCCGGTGGTGTTGGTGTGATATTTTCCATTGGTTTTACCTTTCAAACTCTCATGGGCATGATGATGAATAGTGCCTGGGGGTCGTCTCCGACAATCCTGATCGGATCGCCCTTGTTGGCGGTGTAAGCGGTGAAATCGTTGACCGCGGTGGCTTGCTCGTAGAGGTATTTGATATTCACCCCCACACTTGCGTCTTCGTCGTTCGCAATGACATGCGATGAAATCGGCATCCGAACCGCCTCGGTCGCATATTCGATGGAAATTTCCCCGTTGCTGAAATCGATCTTTGCCGCCTGGGATCTGTGGCCTTGAACACCCTCGATCACATTGGCGAGGCTTTTGAGTTGCCTGATCGCTTCAAGGTTCAGGTGACAGCTCCAATCCTTGGTCGGTGCCGGGATGACGCGGGTGTAATCGGGGAATGTGCCGTCGATCACCTTTGTGATAAATTCCACGCCTTCTAATTCCATCGTGAATTTCGTCTCGGTCGCGCTGAACTTGACCGGCTCATTGCCACCCTTCACACAGAACTGCATCATGATATCGATTGCTTTTTTTGGGATGATGACCCCTTTATCCATCCCGTCCAACTTGGTGTTCGTGTCGATGATCGCCATTCTGTGACCATCGGTAGCCACGCTGCGCAGGGTTTTGTCGGTCGGGTGCTGGTGCAGATAGATACCGTTGAGATAGTACCGCGTTTCCTGATCCGATATGCAGTGGCGTGAAAGCCTGAATGCGCGATCCGCATCACCTTGCGACATTTCCCAATCAACGGATTTCTGGGTCGACTTGGCCATAAACGGGAAATCCTCAACGGGTATCCGGTTGTTCACGGTCATTTTGGTTTCGCCCAGGGTGATGTTGATGTGTTGGGGATCTACATCGATGGTCAAGGGGGTGGTTGCGGCGTTTGCCAGCGCGTTGATTGCGCGGCTGTTCATCAGGAATTTGAATGTGCCCATGATGTTGCTGGTTTCAGCTTCAACGTCGATAGCGATGCTCATATCCAGATCGGTGCCGGTAAAGCGCGCCTTTCCCTTTTTCACGGAAACGCAGACATAGGACAGGACCGGGATGGTATTCCGGCGCTCAATCACCATCTGCATGAACTTCGCGACCCGCTTGATATCGGTCGGCACGATCGTGAGGGATTTAGCCTTTGCCATTGGTGATTTCCTTGTAGATTTGCGTGAATATATTGACCGTGAATACCGCATATGAGGCCATGGTTGCCTTAGTCACGTCGCTGGTTCTGACGGTCACTGCCTCGATGAACATTCGGGCGGCGGCGCGCGACAGGAGGATGAAGCCGCAAAACTCGGTGTCACCGGGTTCTGAGAAGTTCCCCTGGGTGATGTCTTTGACCTGTTTCACAAGATCATCAACGGCGCCTTCCTCGATCAATTGTTTCTCGATGGTTTCGCTGGTATCTGACGCCTTGTTTATGGCGTCGATCTGTTCTGGCGTTAATCCCATGGTGAATTTTCCCTCGTCAGGCGTTGAAAGGTGTCGGAATTCTTGGTGATCGGCGGGCATCGGTTGGGCCGGTATTTCTTGCCTTTGCGGAACCTGGTCTGCCAACCTTTGACTTTGCTGACGTGAAGAACGCGGGGTTCTTTCACATCAAGCGCCTCGGCGACGTCTTCGATGGTGACGTTCCACCCCAGCGGTTCACAGTAGGCCCATATCCGATAGGCCAGGGCGTGGGTTTTGGGTTGCAGGTCAGGCATGGATTTTGCTCGGCTCGTGGGCTTCGTGGTCATACTGGCAGGCGCGTTGCGCGTGTTCGAGTTCTTCGAAGTGGCCGAGCAGGATCACGACGTGTTCCTCTGAAACGGTTGCCTGAAACTCCCCCGAGCGCACTTTTATGGCCGAATATGTCCGGCCTGCGGGTTTGATGTCGCCGATACCGGGGTATTCATTGGCCCGGTGCCAGTCATTTCTGACGCGGAACCATTTGAGGTTTTCAGGTCTGTCTCTGGTCATTTCTTTTCTCTCAGGATGACGATCTTGCCGCCGATCAGGCCGTGGATTTTCTTGGCGATGATTTCTTTGGCGTCCTGGTCGGCGTCGAACCAGTCGTTTGACAGATCCGCGATCTGCTGGGCGGTTTCATCATCCACGTCCGGGCGCGGGGGGAGGGTGTTGCCGTGCATCACTGACTCAACATCATGCCGAAGCGCACGATTTCCACGTTATAGGGCAGTCCGGCGATGCTGTTCTGATTGAGATGCCGTTGCAATTGCCTGTTGGCGGCGTGGAGTAGTGTCGGGTCTTTGTCGTCACTGCTTATCAGCACGAAGGCGCGTTCGCCTTTGGTGCTATCTGCCGGGTCGGCCCCGATCAGATCATAGCTGACCAGCATCGAGAACATCTTTTCCGGTCGATCATTGAGTTCACCGATGCGGCGGGCGACGCTCACAGGCATCATTGTGTCTGCTATGTGTTGCATTCGCGTTCCTCCGCGCGGGCAAGCGTCATGAGCCGCCCGATGATTGAATTGTGGCGGCGCCCGGTGGCGCGACAGATATCGGCAATAGAATCGCCCGCCACGCGCATCGCGGTGATCTTGGCGTCTTCCTCTGGCGTGAACCGGCGCACGGTGTGATTGCCGCGGCGCACGACCATTGTTTTGTTGGTTGCGAGAGGCCGGCGGCGCGGTTCGGGTGTGTCGATGCCTTCTTTGAGGCAGTGCCAGTAGATCGACCCTTTGGACATTCCTGTGTGTGCCTCGATTTCGGCGTAAGACAGGCCTTCCGTTCTCAAGTCGCCCATTTTGGCGATGGTTTCAGGGGTGAATTTCGGTGCGGGCATGGCTTTCCTTTCTTTGAAACTCAACTCTAAACATACCCCTAAACGCATCTCCCTTGCTATTCAAGCGTTTTTTTGCGAATAGAATTAATCAAATAGAAATGGGGGCAGGCATATGCACGTATCGAAAACCCGTCGAGCAAAGGCACTGACACTGCGCGCGGCGATGTATAGCTATCTTTTGGATAATCCCGCAACAAAGCCAAAACAACTAAAGGATAAGTTTGACGTAAGTTCCGCAACAGTGACGCGGCATCTTTCGGCGATCCGGAATGGTTGGCGACCTGACGGTATCGAGGGGGAGGGCTCGAAAAATGTCTAGAGCCTTTGGGATGATTATCACGTCGATATGGGGATCGAACCGGTTTCGGGTTCTTTCGACCGATACGGTCCGGCTCGCATATCTCTATCTGCACACCAATGGACACGGGAACAGTATTGGCGCGTATCGCCTGCCGCCTGATTATCTCGCTGCTGATATGGGGAAATCCAAGGAAGAGGCAGAGGTTATCCTCGCCGAGATATCAGAGGTTGGTTTGATCGATTACGACGACGCCGAGAATATCGTTCGCATCCTGAATTGGTTCCCGCACAATCCGATCAATTCGCCCAAGCATTTGTCGGCCTCGATCAAGCGTTTCTTTGGCTTGCCGGGCAAGACGAAATTCGCCCCTGATATCGCTCTGGAAATCACCCTTTCCGCCTTCGAAAAAGCGCAGGAATTATCGGCCCGCGGGCGTTCTCAGGTGCGCAGCGCCAAAACAGAGCGGCAAAAGTCGAGTGGCGAGACGAATATCGAGTCCAGTATCGGCATGGTCCAGGCGCTCAATGATATGGCCGAAGGAATGGAGGTAGATCAAAAGTCGCGCTTCCTTTCAATGCTTTATGACCTTCCCGCCCGAAGGGCCGATGCCCTGTTTGACGCGCTTCAAATAGCCGTTCCCGCCGCTCAAAATACCCCTACCGATACCCCTATGGATACCCCCATCGATAGGGGTATGCGTACCCCTAAACGTACAGATACAGAGACAGAAACCCATACTGAAACTGAAACTGACACTCAGACAGAAACGCGAAAATCCCGAAAAATCTCGCCAGACATCCAGGCTGATATCGACAACCTGACGAAGAAATCAAAGGAGGCCTGAACATGGTACGACGCAAGGCCAAAAAAAAGCGCCCGCCGCCCAAACGCGACCGGTCCGAATTGTCGCCTGACGAGTTGCGGACTCTGGAAGAAAAGGTGCTTCCACGGGCAAGGGAATGGGTTGCCAGCAACAAGCGCGGATCTCCGCTCTATCGGCAGGGTATCCAAACGCTGAATTATTGGGGCTGGGATTGATGCCCGCAATACGGGCGGCACCCAAAAAATGCCGGGCCTTTCTCTCTGCGGATAGGCGGGAATTCACGTTCAAGATTGTCGGCGGTTCGCGCAAGGAAATCTATCCGGTCGAAAGGCTCGATGGTTGGATTTCGCTCTACAGGCGTTTGCGTGATCGCAATGATCGGCGATACGCGTACATCTACGAAAGCACTGTGGAGGCGCTTGAAGGCGTTCGAAGAAAGCTCAACGGAAAGGAGATAGACAGATGATTTCAAGGCGAGGATTTATTGGTAGCCTCTTGGCCGCTCCAGTGGTGATAACCACGCCCAAATTGCTGATGCCGGTTCGCAAGATAGTGCGCCCAAGGGTAACTATCATTGAGATATTTGATAGAAATTTTCAGCGCGCAGTTGACGGATGCTCCGAACGCTTCATGGAGAATTTCTGTAGGCCAAATTTGATAATTTCCAGTCTCGAAGATCACTTCACCGATGACAATGAAGGGGATCATCTGTCATGAAGGCCTATTCTGATTTCGATAAAATCCCGTTTTATCGATACGGGATGATTATGGCAGATCCGCCGTACAAGTTCGATCATTGGGGAAAGCCCAACGAGAAAAGCGCGGGCGGCAATTACAACCTCATGACCCTCGAAGAGATCAAAGCGATGCCTGTGGAGCGCATCGCGGCGCCTCAAGCTCATCTGATGCTCTGGTGGAACACCAGCATGATCTTCCAGGCCAAGGAAGTGTTGGATGCCTGGGGCTTCAAGTTCGTCACCATGGGGTTCTGGGTGAAAACCACCAAGAGCCACCCGATCAGGCCCAGGATAGGCACAGGACACGTTCTCCGGGAGTGTGGGGAGCCGTTCCTCATTGGATCGATCGGAGAGCCTCCCACGCTCGATAAGGGCGTTCCTGCGGTATTTTTCGAGCCAAGGAAGCGCGGACATAGCCGAAAGCCTGACGGGGCGTTTGAGACAGCCGAGCGTTTATCCTCCCCTCATTCATGGAAGATAGAGCTGTTCAGCAGGACAAATCGCAAGGGCTGGGATGTGTTCGGGAATGAAACCGGCAAGTTCATCGATCCGGTGCAACCTGTTCAGCAATGAGAGATTTGACGATCAAAGAGGCGGCGTTGGCCCTACAGGTCAGCCGCCCAAAGCTGAGAGAAATGATTAAGGACGGTGATCTACCTTACCGGAAAACAAAAAAAGGATATGTTAGGATTAAGTATTCAGACATATCGGATTTGATCGAACCTTTACCAAACCTTAAAATTGGTTTAACTGTTAAATATGTAAGACCTAAGCGGATAGTTCGAGTTAATCCCGAGTTATCTTGCGCAACGCAAAAAGGATGCCAGATGCTCTATCAACGCAATGCCAAGACCGCGCTGGCCATGGGCGCAGGCCTCACACATGAATATCGCGGCATTTTATCCATGCTGATCGACCTCATGGCGCTGCACGACAACGGCGGGATACCGGCAGACACCGCCTATATCGCCGGAAATCTCAACATCGGATCGCGCAAATGGAACCAGTCGGTTTTGCCGACCCTGTTGAACGCGCAGAAGATCAAGAAGGTGAAGCGCGGCGGGATCGACGTCTATATCTGGGCGCATCCGGAATGGGCGACCGGCCCGAAAAGGGTGATCCAGATGGAAACCGAGGCGGCATCTTCTGGCGATAAGGCTGAGGTTGGAAAAAACCACTACCCCACCCCGCCGCCGCCAGCGATCTTGAATTCCAATGAGGTTTTAGGGTTTCGCGAGGATATCGCCGAGGAAGTGCGCGAGGTGACAGGCATCAGGCGCGGCGTCACCGATAACGACCCGAGCGAATTCTATAACCTGAAACCCGCACCGCCCGCCGAGATCGTCGCCCCGCCACCGCCCGACCCAGCGCCCAAACCGGAACCCCAGCCCGATATAGCCCCGGCAGTCAGCGCAATGGATGTTCTTGAGCGCGCCGGGATCGATGTTTCAAACCACCCCAGAGGCGATCTTTTCTGGGCGCGTGTCGAACACAACGTGACGCTTGAGAAATGGCTCGAAACCATTCCGCTCAATGAAATTGTCGCCCGCCTGGCGCGCGCGCAGCAACAAGGGTTGATCGACGATCACGTCAACAGCCTTGCATCCTACGATCAATATGTTCTCGAAGAAGGATAAGCCAAAATGTCTAAAGTCGTTAAACCCACTCTTTGCCTCGATTTCGACGGTGTGATCCATTCGTATGACAGCGGGTGGAAGGGTGCGCACATCGCCTCCGACGATCCGGTTCCCGATGCCATGAAATTCATCATCAACGCGCGGCCCTTCTTCGATATAGCGGTGTTTTCCTCACGATCTGGTCAAGATGGCGGTATCAGTGCTATGCGCCAGTACATCCATGAACATCTGATCGAACATCTGGCCGGAACCATGAAACAGCACGCCGCCGAGCGCGCAGCTATGAATATCATGGAGGATATTTCTTTCCCAAAAGAAAAGCCGCCGGCCTTTTTGTCGCTGGATGATCGGGCGATCACCTTCAATGGCATATTCCCTGATATTCAGGCGCTCCGGAAATTCAATCCTTGGAATAGGGGCGCCAGTCCATCGCGCATCGATCTTGAGGCGATAGAGCAGTTTCAGGATGGTAAGTTGACCTTTCGGGGTATCAATCGCGCCGCGCAGGCAATGGCCGAGTCGCTCAACGGTGGGCAATGGATGCTCGATTATACCGATCAGCAACGCGATCTGTGGCGGAACCGGGTGCGAGCTGCGTTCGGTGCATATCCTGAGAAAGGAGGTTCGTAATGCCAGTTTTTGTCGCTCTACTTTCAAGCATCGTCGTGGTCGGCGTTGTTCTGCTTTTCCTGATCTGAGGAGGTCTTGAAATGACCTATTACTATGAATCCGCCAATTTCGCAGGCCAGTGGCGCCCCCGCATTTCGCCGCGGCGCCCGTCCGAAGGCGTGATGGATGATGTGCGTCGTGAAAAGTGGTGCGAGGGCTTTGGCCCCCGTATCCGCCACGTCGTGAAGATCGATCAGTCTCTTGCCGAAAAGGGCGCTGGGTTTGTGATCGACAAGGTGCAGGCCATTGATCCGGTCGCAATCGCTCATATCGAAAAGAGCGGCCTTGTTATCGGCCTGTCCACGTCATGACCAGCGGGCAAGTACCGATAATCCCGAATCGCGATTATTATTTTGGTCCCGGCAGCATCGCTGTTGTCGGGCCCAAAGGCCATATAAGGGTTAGATATCTTGGTAATAACCTTGCCAAGATAGACGTCCTGAACGTCGATTTCATCGGCACCCTGGCAATGTCTGATGCCCATAAGCGGATCGTTGATGAACGCTGGGAGTTTCGAAACATCGATGGAATGAATGTCGCGGCCTCCCAAAGCCTCGATACCGCCAAGGTTCCAAAAACCATATCGAGCCTGTTCGCTCAAAGCCCAAAGAACAACTCCGATACGCGCATCCCAGAGGCCCACCAAACAAAGGCCGAGGGCGCGTATATCGACGGGTTTTCTGATGCGATCTTGTGTTTCGTGGAGATCCTCAAGGATAAATCCCCCCAGCATGGCGGCATTCTGTGCCGGCGGATTATTCAGAACTTCACCGCCGAGGTCTTGGATGCGGTAAAATCAGAGGCCATGGACGCCCTCAAGACAAAGAAGGAATAACCATGTCGGACAAAATCCCCCAGGAACTCACCGACCAGTATAAATCGCCGCACCAGCGCAAGGTCATCAAGCGCCGCGCCATTATCCGGGATATGGTCAGCCAGAACAAATCCGCCCGCGAGATCATGGCTGAATTGGCTGAACAAAATGCGGCCGTTTCCAAGGCGATGGTTTACAGGGAACTCAAGGAAATGGGCTTGAAGGCGAGGCCCGTCAAACCTGGTCGCACAGCTACCGCCGACGACGGCGACGGATCTGATAAATCCACGCAAAAGACACCGGGCAAGATTACATGTTCGGCAGCATCGAAGAGCGCATCGAGCGACTTGAGCGGATGGTGGTTGCTATGGTGCTTTTGAAGTCAGGCGAAATGTAACGATTGGAGCGATGAGATGGCGCTAGGTAATAGACAGATATCAATGCTGCGGACCGTAGGCACTACGACAATGCTCATCACAACGAGCCCGCGCGCTCGGCGGCTGATCGAGCTTGGACTTCTATATTCCGACCGCGCCGATGGAGCTGGAGCTACGATAACATCTGCCGGACTTCGCGCGCTGGCTGATGCTTCGGACGCAGGTCAGATTGATTTGCGTTCTGGCTACGACCGCGACAATTAGGAGGGATCAGCCCCCGGCGGTTCGCCCCGCTGAAAACCATAACCGAATAGAGCGTCAGAGCGATGTAGGGAATGGCGGGTGTGCTGATTTGTAGCCAATAAAAGGAGGAAGCCGATGGCTGAAAAGATGACACTCGCAGAGGCGAAAAAACTTCTTGGTCTGCCAGAACTTCATCACGGGCTAAATGATGAAGGCCATAGGGTTATTGGCTCCGGGGAGGCGGTTGCGCACTTTCAGGCCAAGGTTCTACGCTTGCAGGAGTTTATCGACGACGCTTTCGAGGCCCATTCAAATCTGGACTTGGATGTTGAGCGGGTCCGCAAGGCGCGTGAATCATAGGAGGAATGAGGTGGAGACAAATTTCAACATCCAGCCAACCGAGGAAGCTGCACGACAGGCCGTAAGTAGTGCCGGTGTGGCTGACCTGGATCATGAAATCTTTAAGTGGTCATACGGTGGCGTATCAGGTTACATCGCCCGGTTCACCGGTGTGTCTCTTGAGCAAAAGAAGGCGCTTCTGGAAAAGGGCTTCCGCGCTAGTACGAACCCCGCCCGGCCAAAAGTTCCAGTTCCTCCTCCGCTATCTGAAAGTCAACAGACAACGTTTGATGAGTTCATTTCAGCAGTCTTAGCTAAAAACCAGCACGAGATTGACCGGCTGGTTGCAGAAATGAAGTCGTGGTGAAATCAAATAAATGGAGCAATTGAGATGGCTAAATCAGAGATTATTCCGGAGCTTTCAAAGAACGCTCGCCTGCGGCTTTATCAACTTGTCGGATACCCTCAACCCGGAAAAATCGACCGAGCCGACGCGGATTTAGAATTGCAAGACCATGGCCTAATCAACCTCTGGACAGGGGAAGAAACTGCAAAGGCTCACCGGGTCGCAGAAACTCTTCTGTTCAATTGAATCAATGGAGCGATGAAGATGTCAGTTCAGCCAGCAAACAAAACACTGTCTGATTATCGCGCCGCCTATAAGCGCGTTCACGGCAAAGATCCTGAAATCCACTATTACAATGGATGGTACACCGTGAATGGCATGGCTACGAAGTTTCGGGAAAGCAACATCTTGAGAATGGCGGATGCGTTAAATTCACGTGCTGATTGTAGTGACTAAACGGAGGCCGACTTGTACGAGATGAATGGACGCAGAGGCGGCAAGACACTAGCCGCAGTTGAATCTACGAAGGCTGCTCAGAAGCGCGGTAAGCGTGTTCTGTGGGCGACCGGCGACCAAGCATCTACCGCCGCACTCTTGGCGCGTCACGGCGCTCTGTCTGAGGTGGTGGGCGAAAACTACTTAGCCCCGAAATTTCGAGACGACGATTAGGAGCGATGAGATGAATAGACGTGGATTTCTCACCGGCCTGTTAGCCGCGCCCGTGGTCATCACAACACCCGGTCTGCTGATGCCAATTAAGCCGGTTCTGGATACCAGTTACATCTTGACCGTTACCGGTGTTTCCGAAGGGCCTGGGTGGGCGATGGTCCACCACGATGAAGATATGACAATCACGCAGACTGCGCCCGATGTTTGGCAGGTTGGCGATCAAATTAGATTAGTACGATAGGAGCCTCATTGTCTCCCAAATTTGACGATTTACGGGACACAAGCCATTTTGTAGATATGGGATCACCTTCAACCCCCAGGAAAGGCCTATCATGTTCACAGAAACCGGCGCAGATCGCGCACATAAACGCCTCAAGGCAAAGCTGGCGCGAAACGCCGAGGAAGATAAGGCACGCGCCGAGGCGGGCTATACCTTCAAATTCACCCGGCAACAGCTTCGCGCTTCCATTCGCCGCAAAAACAAGAATTTGAAACCGGCTGAATTCGCACGTCGGCGAATGGCGGTAATCCACGAAGGCCGGCGGATCGAACAAGAACGCCTGGCAAAAGAGCAGGAAGGCATCACCAAGGCGTAAGCCCTGGTGGTTTTGATCGGCGCAGCCGACGCTGCGGTCACAACCGAGCCCGATGGTAAGCCCGTCCGGACGCGATGTTTATCTAGGGTGTGCAAAAAGCGCAGAGACTCCATTCGGGTGCTGCGCCGATCAAAAGAGAGAAGCCTTGAAAACCGAAAGGTATCAACTCCACAAAAAGCCTGACGCGGTAGTCTATGACCTGGATCAATTCAGGGACTGGATGTTCTGCGCGCAGGTCGCGGATCGATGCCTTTATCACGTCGGGCAAATGCTGGTCGATCAGGAAAAGCGACCGGATCTGAAATACCTAGGCGACTATGCGTCATTCATGGCAGAACTCGGCGCCGTGCGATTGGTTCAGGCCAGAAAGGCAGAAGGCCTCTATCAGTATTTCGCCTCACGAACCGATGTTGCTGCAAACTCCCTGCCCTCAAACCTCGCCCTGGGCAAGGTAAGCGTCAGCCTCTATCGCATCCTCAGTGCGATCCACCAGCGCCAGCGGCGCGTCAGTGCCGCCAAGTCAATCCGCGATGCTATCATATGCTCGGATGAGGAAGCCAAGCACATCCTCAAGGAACTCGCCGAAAAGAAGATCGTGAACATGGGGAAAACCCGTGTTCAAGGGCCGTATCTCGAAAAAATAGGGATCGAGGCCCTCAAATGACAGACAGCATAAAGCCAACACCCCCGACATTCGAAAAGATCACCAACGACACACTGCGCAAGCTGCACGACCTCGCCGACGAGTTAGATCACGACCCGGTGGCCGAGGCGGCAGATGACTATTATGAGGCGTATTTCTGTGATCGCGTCCAGGTTCTCGCCGAAGACGGGAATTTCCCTGAAACCTGGGCCGATGAATTGGGCGTCACGGAATGGGAGATGTATCAATGGACGCAAACCTATCCTGAATTCACCCGCGCATTTGCACTTGCCCTGACCAAGCTCAGATCGAAGTTCACCAAAGAGCTATGGAAGGCAGCGCGCGGCAAGAGCTTCGGCGCGCAATCCAGCCTATTTGTCTTGCTCGGCAAAAAGCGGTTCGCGGATCTCTACGGGGATGCAAAGCCGCCGGGGATCGATGATCCACCCCAAAGGCTACCCGGAACGATCGACAACATGCGGGATATAACCCCCGTGGAAACGCCGGATAAAGACGGTGAATTGCCAAACGATCCCGAGACGTTGGAAAGCCTGCAAAAAGAGCTTGAACACCTGAGAAAGCAGCAGTCGTATTAATCTGCCGCAATCGTGCTGAAAAGCGTGCTACCCATTTGATGCAAATCAATGGGAGCCCTTTATGTCATGCTTCGTTAAATCCTTCGTGAAACCGTTCCTCTGCAAGTTTTCAGAGAAATGGTGCGACGAAGAGGACACTGGCCCCCCCCCGCCGACAGATGATGCGTATTTGAAGGAAGATGGGGATTACCTTCTTCTTGAAAACGGCGACAAACTTCTACTGGAGTGATTAAACACCATGGCCGATGAGAAAATTTCAGAACTAACGGTTGCCTCGCCAGACGAAACGGATCGCCTGGTCATGGTCAAAGACCCGACCGGAACCCCGCTCAGTCGCAGTGCTGCAATCAGTGCGCTACTCGATCTGGTGCGAAATCCCCTGCAAGCGACAACGGACAATAACGGGGCGGCACTGGTCGGCCTTCGGGATGCGGGCAACAATACGTCCGAAACCACCGTTGAGGGCGCGCTCGCCGAGCTTTACACGTTGGTATCTGCCCTTGAGACAGTCACCAACAACCTTGACGCCGCGGTTGTTCTTCGCGGCACATGGGATGCGTCCTCCGGATCATTCCCCGGCGGCGGTACAGCCCAGGCCGGGGCGAGTTACATAGTAGACGTGGCCGGCACCGTCGATGGTGTCGCTTTCGATGTGGATGATCGGATCGTGGCAATCTCCGATAATGCCAGCACGTCCACATTCGCCGCCAATTGGCACAAGATGGATTACACGGACAGCGTTCTATCCGTGGCTGGGTTGACCGGAGCAATCACGGGTAGCGCCCTGCGCGCCGCGATTGACTGTATCTCCGGTGCGGTTCTGTCATCGACTTCGAATGGCGAAGGGGCGTCGCTTATCGGCCTTGAAGACGCATCAGGGCTTACCACCGCAACCACCGTCGAAGGTGTTATCGCGGCCATTTTGACCACGTTGGATAATTACGGCAATGCGGTCAATCTCGATCAATCCGAGATCGTTTTGCAGGGCGGGCAGGACGTCATCATCTATGACGCTGGTGGCGATTCTGCCGCCGCTCGACCAACGCAATCGGCAACCAAGACGGTGATCTGGTTCAATCACGGGTCATCCCTTCCGGATAACCTGGGAACCTATGACATTGCCGTGGGAGGCGGGTTCGGTGTGGCATCGGTCAATACGCAGTCCGGCACGTCATATGACCTCGTTCTTGCTGACATCGGCTTGAATGTCGATATGAACAATGCCTCTGCAAACACCGTCACGATCCCCGCAGATGCCACCGTCGCTTTCGCGGTCGGCGCCACCATTTCGATCACACAGCTGGGCGCGGGGCCGACGACCGTCGAGGGCGCAACCGGTGTATCCGTTAACGGCACGTCCGGTGGCAGCGTGGTCATCAACAATCAGTATTCCGGCTGCGTGCTTCGCAAGATCGGCACCGATAGCTGGGTTATTCAAGGGGATATCACCTAATGCCGGTTGCAGCGAATGACATGCTGATGCGGGGTATTATCGCCTCGTCACGCCCGGTTGTCTCATCGGGTATTGTTCTGACGCATAGCTTTAGCGATTTCAGGGATACCGGCACCGCCATCCCGTTGACGCTCGGCACTCATGCGGCGAACCACTTTGCCTTTATCTGCGCAACGGGAGAGGCGGGCGTCACGGGCTTCTCGATCACAGGGGCCACGGGTTACCAAACGCTATTTGATACGATGGAGAGTTCCTCGGGACGCGCGCGACGCGCCGCCGTCTTCTACAAAAAGCTCACCAGTGCCTCCGAAGCTCCCCCCACTTTGACCTCGGCAGATGATGACGAAATCTCTGCCTCAATTCACGTCTTTAGTGGTGTGGATACGACCAATCATTTCGATGTGACTTACACGACCGGCGGGGCAAAACCACATGTTGTCCATGGGCAGAACAACTACACATTCGACATCCCTGAAATCACGACAGCTAATGCCAATTCCTGCCTCATCGCCTTTGCCATGCAGACCCACACCAATATCTCGGCATGGGGAACCCCGAGCGGCTTTCAAGTCGCAGAGGCCATTGTTGCTGCGAACGAAGGTGGCACCCACTTCAACCACGCTGTGGCCTATATGGAAAACGCGGGCGTGGCGGGCGTTAAGGCCGCAACCCCCTGGGGTAACACGGGTATCGTGTCAATCTCTGATTGGTCCTCACGAATCTTCGCCCTCCGCGCCGCATAAGGACTTATCATGCTTGTAAATGCATCATCTCAAGTAATGGTTAGCAACACCAAAAATGCACTAGTAGGTATTGCTCCGCCGGTCCAAACGGACAATGAAACCCCGACCGGTGGTAATAACCAGGCTATCGCAGAGAACTATCTCGCGAATGCCACCGAGACCTATGACGAGCTTGCATTTACCGACCCGCTTCTGCGGGGTGATGTGGACTCCATCAAGAGCTACTGCGACCGGGCTGATGCAGATGTGATTGCTTGCCGCGCCAATGCAAGCTGGACCGATAATAGCCACTGGTGGAACGTCAACACGATGACGGAACGCGCACCGCAGGCGGGTGAAAATATCCTCATCCCCACGGGTTTCTCTGTTATCTACGACCAAGACAGCACAACCAAATATGGCTGGATTAGGTGTGATGGAGATTGGACGTGGAGCGACACGGTTTCCACGCAATTGTGGATTGACACAATGTTCTTCGACCACACCAGCGCGCCTAGGCTGGCGTCAGAGAGCACGCCCGCTCCGAGTACGATTACTCAAAAGGTGGTCTACACCAACAATGGGCCGCTGGATGTTACGAACGACCCGATGAAAATGCAGCGGGGCTTGGTCTGTTTTGGTCAGGCTTCCATTTTCGGGACACCGGTTATCGGAATTACGCGGGCAACCGCGGGCATCGCGCAGGGGGCAACCTCTGTCACTCTTGATCGTGCTGTCATGTCAGTTCCCGGCTTCCGTGATTGGAAGGTGGGCGACGAGCTTATCATCCCCGGCACACGCATGCGGGGCCACGCCTCCAATTGGGAAGATTGGGAAACCGAGATCCGAACGATCACGGCGATTGACAATTCCACGCCGACGGCCCCGGTTATCTCTTGGTCAGGTGGTCTGACTTATCCGCACCCGGCCTGTTTCCGGCGCGCAACCTTCACGCCGCACATTGTGAACCGCACCCGGAACTTCCAGACATGGACAGAGGGCGAGCCAGCAGACGCACAGCGCCGCGCGCACCAGCTTTTCAAGAACAAGGACCAGAACACTATCCAGTACGTCGAGGCGTGGGCTATGGGCCGCACCGATATGGATTATCTGACTCTTGGTGCGTCACCCGTGAAGCTCGGCAGCCAGGCGCTTACCTCGACCACAAACACCAATGGCCGATATACATGGCATTTCCACCGCAACGGCGCCGATGACCCCACACTGAACCCCTCGGTGTTCCGCGGGTGCGTCGGATACGATTCCCCAGGATGGGTTTTTGTCCACCACGACAGCCATGGCAAGATGATCGACTGCATCGCCTACGACTTTCAGGCGGTCGGTTTTGCGGGCGAGGGTGGTGGCTCGTTCGGAGAGGTCAATGGCTGTATCGCGATCAATTCGCGACAGTCTTGGTCGGGACCCTCCACTGCCCGGATCAAAGACGGCGGCCACGGCATTGGCGATATCGGCCACGCTTTCTGGTCAAACTCGCGCCCCCTGAACTTCAAAAACTGCATTGCGACATGCTGCACGGTGGGGCTGGCGTGGACGTCTCGGGTTGACTTTGAAACCAACGTCTATCCCGGCATCACCGAAGAGTTGCGCGCCTTTTATGGTCTTGTGGCCCTTCCAGACACCACGGTCAGAAAGACTTTCGCGGTTATCGAGGGCTTTGAGAACAACGAAGCCTACGCATGCAATTGGGGCGGCTCTGTTGCGAAGAAGCTGGTCACACAGCACCACGATCTTATCTCTAAACTGGATGGGTTTACAGCCTGGGAAGTCGATACCGGTTTCCACTGGCAGTATACGGGCATGTATCTGAACAAAGACTTCGACGTGATCGGTTTCGATCAGAACAACCGCGCTCAGCCCCCGTGGAACCCCGGCGATGGCCTTCAACCATTCCGCCAAACACTGGCTCAGGTATTCCTTGATCCGAAGGTGGAAAACTTCTCTAGCGGTATTGCTTTCACTGTCCTGGGCGGGATCAATACCGCCGCAAACAAGCAGCACAAGGTCATCAATCCGACGTTCACCAGCGTCACCAGGAACTACAGCGTTGATGGCACCGAGATTACATTGCCGTGGAGCAACCCCGAGTATTCCTTCACAGACATTGAAGAGCTTGCGACGGGGGATTTGGGAAGCAGCGCGGCAGGGGACATTGTTCCCGGCTATATCGAAGATAGCTGCACATGGGCCGGGGGCGGCAACAACTTTGTCATAGGTCATGACTTCACACTGTCGGATAGCATTGGGCTGCACACAAGGCAGCGTGGCATTCCAGATCCGTCCTTCGGCTGGGGTCTCTATGTCAACGGTCAGAATGAGGCCAATAACTCATCCAAATCCACCAAGGATGTGTCTGCACTGACCCTGATTACCGCGCTGCAAATGCAGCTCATGATAAAGGCGGAGGGCGTTTACACATCTGCTGCGGGCGACAAGGTTCTTCTCATCCCAGATGTTGCCCAGGATCGAACCTCCGGGGAAACCACGTATTTCTATACGCCGGTCGCGCTGAGAATGCCCAGCTCCGAGTTCTATGCCATTCTACCAGACTATGACAGCGGTACAGGGGATAATGGCGCGCTAGGAAGTCACACAGACGCCAGTGGCATTGTGCAGGACTTCACGAGCTTCGACCCGGCAGGTACAAACGGACTTATCCCCTAATTGAAAGGAACACCCCCATGATCGAACATCTTCTCTCCGGATGGCTATCCTACGCATTCTGCATCGCGGTGGCCTTGGCATCGCTTTTCCACATCATCAACCAGCGGCGCGGCAACCGCCACAAGCTGGTATCGCTCGGCGCCAATCGTCTGGCCGACATGCAGCGCCAGGGCGAGCGCAATATGTTTTATCTGTGCTTCATCATGCTTTTGATGCCGCTCAACCATTGGGGCGTTCTCAATGGTAATGGTGGATGGGGTATTTGGCTCGGCGGACACATGATTGTTGCCGTCCATGTTTACATCGCCATTGCCGCCTATCTGCGCTGGCGATCGATCTATTCGCAAAGGTCGCAATCGCCCGCGGTGGAAGCTGTGCAGGTCGATTGGTCAAAACATGAGTTGGAAAAAATCCTTGCCATGGCGCATGAAACCAACGAGCGGCCCGACGATGTGATCCGAACGGCGATCTATCGCTATGACAATTTCGTTCAATCGCAACTGCAAAAAGTCGGAAAAGGAGAACACCGTGGCTAATCCGGTTCAATACACCACGCAGCAGATTTTCAGAAATGAGCCCTATCACGCCCGCGAGGCGTGTTTGATCGTTGACCCGTCATCCGGCAGCGTCTCGGTTGAGGTTCAGGTAAATGGTGATGATGGGGAAAGCCGGTGGCTTGAAGTGACCGATAGCCCCTTCGATACCGTCGGGCCCCATATCCTGCAAGTCGCCGGTCCCTATGACGTGCGCGTGACACCCGCAAATTCCAACGTGAAATTCAACTGGCACTGGATTTCCCCGTCGTACCTGTAACATTGCCGCAGCCATGATTGAATTCGTGGTAATTCACAAAAGGCAACGTCGTGCATTGAACTTGAAAAGGAACCATCAAGATGCAGCATCTACCCGACAAATCCCGTATTTCGTCCGAGCTGACGGTTACCACGACCTCAGACACCCAGGACTTCGCGTATCCCGCCGGCACCGGCCCCGGCAACTTTGCGCCCACCGGCGATCACAAAGTGGTTGGCCGCAATTTCTCCGGCCTTCTGGCCAAGCAGAACCATATCACTATCAGCTTCCTGACCGCCGCGATCCGCGTCGTCAATCTGACAGAACGGACGTTCCGGGAAGGCGATGTGATTGTTCTCGATCTCGACCTGGCCGGGCGTGATGATGACTACGATGGCGCAGATCCGACGGATATGGTGTTCAACCTCTTCCCGGTTCAGATCGACCTGGGGTCGCCGATTGCCAGCGATGGCGATGGCGTTGTTGCATCGCAGGCCGCAACCGCCGCCGGTGGTCTTGCAACGGGCATCAATGGCGCGCTGGCAACGGATGGCGTCGCAACGCTTGATGTTCCGCGCAATGTGGTTGCCGCCTGGACCAATACGGCGGTTCTGACCGTCACCGGCACCGACGTTGATGGCAATGTCATGGTTGAAAGCTCGGGCTCGGGAACATCGATGACAGGCAAGAAAGCCTTCAAGACTGTCACCGGTATTTCCGTCAGCGCGGACGTGACCGGCCTCACCGTCGGCACAAGCAAGGTTCTGGGCATTCCGGTGTTCCTCGATGCCGCAATCGATGTGATTGCCGAGATCGAGGATGGCGCCGCGCCCACCGCCGGGACATTGGTGAAGGGAGACGAGGCTATCGCAACAGCCACCACCGGCGACGTGAAAGGCACCTACGCCCCGAACGGTTCGCCCGATGGCTCGAAACGCTTCCAATTGAATGTCTTGGTGAAATCCAAGACCTACAAGGGGGTTGACCAGTACGCCGGATAAATTTCCCGGCTATTGATCGGCGATGAAGCCCGGTGCATTGTGGCGCCGGGCTTTTTCTTTCCTCAGAGGCGTCATGAACGCATTCAATGCACAGAGTTTGCTTGAGCTGCAAACGCGCCGGAAGATGGATGTTCATCTGGCGCGCGAGTATTTCAAAAACTACTACATGCGGATGACCGGGTTTCTCCCGGAAAAGCACCACCTTCTGATCTGCCAGCTTTTGCAGAAGATGGAAGATGATTTCACAGACAAGCGCGGCCGTCGTCTTGATCGGGTCATGATCTTCATGCCGCCCCGGACCGCGAAAAGCACCCTCGCATCGCAACTATTCCCGTCCTGGGTCATCGGGCGCCACCCCCGAACGCAACTTATGGGCGGGGTTCACACCCAGAAATACGCGATCAAAACCGGCAAGATTGTTCGGAATTTCCTGCGCAGCCCGAAATATCCATTCGATACGACTCTGGCGAAAGATAGCCAGGCGAAAGACCAATGGGCGACCGAGCAGGGTGGCGAATATAACGGTTTCGGCCTCATGGGCGGCTCAACGCACGGGAACCCGGCGGAATGGCTATTCATGGACGATCTGATAAAGGGCCGGAAAATGGCCCTGTCAGAACATATGCGCGATGAAGCGTGGGAAACCTATCAGGCTGACCTTCTGACCCGTCTGCAAGGAAGACGTAAACAGGTCATGGTGATGACGCGCTGGCACGAGGATGACGTGGCCGGGCGCATACTTCCCGAGGATTTCGATGGGCAAACCGGGTGGTATCAGGATCGGGAAACCGGCGAATGGTGGTATGTTCTCAGCTTGTCAGCAAAGGCCGAGTACGAAGGCGACCCGACCGGGCGAAAGGTTGGGGAGTGGTTGTGGCCCAGCCGGTTCGGAGAGGGCGCCTGGGGTGCGATTGAGCGGCGCGGCGGGTTCATCTGGTCTGCGCTCTATCAACAGCGACCATCGCCGCAAGAAGGCCTTATGTTCCGCGACGAGCACATCCAGTTCTACAACCCGTCGGATCTGAACATCGATGAGCTGACGATATACATCACGTCGGATTACGCGGTGACCGAGGAAGCCGGGAAAACCGATCCGGACTATACCGTCCACACCGTCTGGGGCATCGATCACGATTGGAACATATTCATGCTGGATATGTGGCGAGGCCGGACGGAATCGGACGAATGGGTGACGCAGTTCATCCGCCTGTGCAAGTTGTGGAAACCGCTCATGGCGGGCGAGGAACAGGGACAGATCATTAAGGGCGTCGGGCCATTCCTGGTGCGCCAGATGCGCGAAGAGAATGTTGCGGTCTATCGTCGGCAATACACAAGCTCGGTATCCAAAGAGGCGCGCGCACAAAGCCTTCTTGGTATGGCGGCGCTGGGCAAGTTCTGGTTACCACGCGGCCACCCGCAATCTGAGCTATTCAAGACGGAGTTGAAAGGTTTCCCGGCGGCAAAGCATGACGATATGGTTGACACCGGGTCGCTGATGGCCCGAATGATCGGCGATATTGTCGCCGGAACGAAAAAGCGCGGCAAAGGTTCGCTGCAAGTTGAGACCCTAAATGAGTTATTCAAGAGGCATGAGCGGGGAGAAGCCTAATGGCAACCAAAGATCACGGCGCATATTCATTGGGGGGCGGCAAGGCAGTAGCCTATGACGAAACCCAGGGCGAAGAACAAGATATCCTTGACGTTGAAACCGACGATGATGCCGAGAAACGAGGTTCAACCGAGCATTGGCAGCACTGGCAGCTTGAAATCCAAGCGTCTCTGAAGGCAGAGAAACGGTTTCGCGAAGAGGGAAAGTCAGCCGAGGCCGCGTATTTCGGCAATCCCGATCACAGCTACACCGAAGCCAGTTACCAGAAAGAAGAACACAAGGTTAATACGATCCACGCCAATATCGAGGTTCTGAAACCTCTGGTGTTTTCGGAAAAACCTGACCCTATCGTGCGCCGCCGCTTTGGGGGAGATGGTGAAAACGACCCGACGGATCGCGTGGCTGCACTCGTTGCCCAGCGCCTTTGCGAGTTTTTCATCGACACCGCCGGTTTCGAAAGCGCCGTCGAGTCAGCGCGCGACGATTGGCTTATTCCCGGTCGCGGACAGGTGCGGGTTCTGTATGGCGCGAAATTCGAAGATCAACCGGTCATAAATCCGGCGACTCAGCAGCCCTATATCGACAGCGAAACGGGGAAACCATTTACGCAGCGCGTGAAATCCAAAGAGGAAATCCGCATTCGGCACTGGCCCTGGCCGCGTGTTTTGTTCAGCGCATCGAATACATGGGATGACGTCAGGTGGATCGCCTTTGAAACCCCGATGACGAAAAAGCAGGTCAAAGATCGGTTTGACGAGGTGTCGCGCGACCGGTCCGACACGGAAGTTGAAGGCCAATTGGTATCTGAGGCGATGACCTATCCGATGAACGGGTTCCGCGGCGCCGAAGAACGATCGCACGAAGATGACATGCGGGGATACGACCCCGATACCGACGAGGAAACATCGAAAACCACAAGCACAAGCGCGAATGACCAGTGCATTGTCTATGAAATCTGGGACAAGCAGGATCTAAAGGTGATCTGGTGGAGCCCGCATTACCGGGCGGATATCCTCGACACCATTTCCGATCCCCTCAAGATCGAAGGGTTCTTTAACTGCCCGAAGCCGCTTCTTTCCGTGACGAAAAACGGAAGCCTGACTCCCCGGTCTGACATTGCGTTCTATCGCGCGCGCGCCGACGAAATCGACAAGGCCACCCAAAAGCTATCCACGATCCTCGAAACCATCAGCGTCTCAGGTGTCTATCCGGGCAAGGAAAACTCTGAGGTCATGAGTCTGTTGAACGGCAAGAAGAACAAGCTGGTGGCTATCGAGGACTGGATGGCATTCATCGAGCGCGGCGGCATGGATGGCATGATCCAGTGGCTTCCTATCGATATCATGGTCAAGGTCGCGCAGGCGCTCATATCGATGCGCGATCAGTCAAAGATGGCGCTTTATGAGATCAGCGGGATCAGCGATATCGTGCGAGGTCAGTCAGATCCGAACGAAACCCTGGGCGCGCAGCAGATCAAGGGGAATTACGCCAACCTCAGATTGCGGGACAAACAGCGCAAGGTTGCCAAGTTCGCATTGGAAATCATCAAGATCGCTCTGGAAATCTGCGTTGAGCATTTCGATGTGGAGACGATCAAGAAGATCGTGAACCTCGACCTGCCCGCCACGGATGCCCAATTGCAGCAATTGAACGAGAGGGTGGCGATGCTGGAACAACAACACGCCGCCGCGGTACAGATGGCGCAGGAGGCCGGGCAACAGCCACCCGAAAAGCCCAAGGTGCCATTCTATGAGCAAACGAGCTGGGAACGGGTTCAGGCGACCCTCAAAGACGATATGGCGCGGAAATTCACGCTATCGATTGAAACCGATGGCACGATCCTGTCCGATCAAGACGAGGACAAGAAACAGCGCGTCGAATTCCTGCAAGCGTTCACGCAGATGGCGGAAAGCCTGTTGCCTCTGGCAATGAATGGCACCGTCGAGATGAAGCTCATAAAGGAACTTCTTCTGTTTGCCGTGCGCGGTTTCCCGAAATCCCGAACCCTTGAAGGGATGCTTTCCGCCCTGCCTGATGACTTCAATACCGAGCCGCAGGAAGATCCCGCCGTTACCGTCGCGAACATCCGCGCCCAGGTCGATAAGATGCTCAAAGAAATGGAAATTGCAGCGGAACAGGCCGAGCAGCAGAAAGACCACCAGCATGAATTGCGCGTAAAAGGATTGGAAATCCTCGCAGACGGCATGATAAGAGAATTGGAGCCACCATCAGTACCGCCAACCTAAAAAGGAGCACCCCATGGGTAGCAAGGACGAACAAGCCATAGAGACCGAAATCAAAGAGAAAGGTCTCACCGCCCCCCGGATTACCCCCCAACAGATCGATGACCTGATCCAGTACGACACGTATTTCGTGGATGGGACCATGACGATCTGTGTCCTGACCCTGAAAAACGGGTTCAAGGTCACCGGCGAAAGCGCCGCCGCAAGCTCTGCGAATTTCGATGAAGAGATCGGCCGGAAAATCGCCCGCGAAAATGCCCGCAATAAAATCTGGCCGCTGGCCGGGTTTGTTCTGAAAACCCGCCTTGGAATGATGGGTGTCACCGATCCTGACCACCAGCACTTTCCCGGCGTGAAGATCCTGGCCGCGCGCGTTTGCCATGAGGTCAACCGTATCTGGTGCCAGATCAACCATGACTTTTCTCAACCGTACTGGATCGATGCGCCCGCGTGGCAGCAGGAAAGCGCGATCATGGGTGTGATGTTCCATATGGAAAACCCCGACGCCGGTGCCGACGCCAGCCATAATAGCTGGTGGGAGCAAAAGAGGGCCGATGGCTGGGTCTGGGGCGAGGTCAAAGACCCCGAGGCCAAAACGCATCCGTGCATGGTGCCTTTCGAGGATCTGCCGAAGGATCAGCAATTGAAGGATCACCTGTTTCGCTCGGTGGTTCATTCCGTTCTGGCGGTTTATGGCGGGGAGTAAGCCCAACTATGGCCGATGAAAAATCAAATCAACCACAGACTTGGGTGATAGGTCGCAAGAAGCGTGATACCATCGACAAATTTACCGTCGGTGATTTCACTTGCATCCGAGCACGTTGCGGTGGCTGGATTGTTTATGGGATCGCCACGAACGGCGACCTGCTGAAACCCCCGATTGTAGCGATTTCAACCAAGCGTGACCTTTTGGAATGGCTGGATGAAAACCTGATCGAATAGAAGGGAACGACATGAGATACACCCAAAAGCCGCAAGGCGTAGATGCAATGCGCTGGGAAGGTTCCGACGCCTCCCTTTATCAGATCGAGAAATGGTTGCAGGACATGCCGCATGTGCATAGCTTTTCCTTGTGCCGTATCTCGCCCCCCGGCCAGCCCGGCGGAACGCTGGAGTTGAAAACCGACATTCTGGAACTGGAATGCGAACCCGGCGATTGGCTGATCGTCAATGACAACGGCGTGTTGTTCATGTGCAATGATCCGACCTTCCAGGAGCGGTATGTCCCCGAAGATACCATCCTCGACCCCGAGGGCGGAAGTCACGAAAACCCGCTGGGGGAGGTATCATCGCCATGACAGATAAGGTTGACCTCTCCGCATTTGACCGCATCTTTGGCGCGCCTGACCCCGAAAAGAGGTCCGGGCGTCAGCGCCTTTGCAAGACCTGCGGCGGGTGGCATCTGGTGAATGCCTGGCCGCACAATTGCCGCGAACCCGAGTGGCGACCCCCGCAAAACCTCCCGGCCCCGATGCTGATCCCCGATGTTGCCCCGCATATGGCCGAGCCCGGCGAGTATATCGGAACGCGCGGCGACCAGCGGGACTACATGCGCCGCACGGGGAATGTGGAATTCGAGGACTTCAAGGAAACGGCAGGCACACACCGGGTTTCCGAGGAAATCGATAGCCGTTCCTATCAGGAAGAACTTGTGCAGGATATCAAGCGCGCGATGGAGGAAGATCCACTGAATCGCCCGCCGCGCACCCATGAACGGGAATTGAACCACAAGGTAGAAGAAGGCGAAAAGATCGAAATCAGCGATGACATTGAGGTAATTGGCCGTGACGAAGATAAACATCTTACCTCCTCGTGATTATGGGGATGACAACGAAAAGCAACTGGCTGAGAAGCTCAATGACATGGCTTCGAAAATGCTGACGATCGTTGATGCGGCCTGCCGCCTCAGAAGCGCACCCAGCGACGCCAAGAGACAGCGCGCGATGATGCGTACACACCTTGAGAACGCCGCCCAATGCGGCCTCAATGCGTTCACCTATGCAAACGACGAAGGGAAAACCGATGGCTGACGATGATGACCAGGTAAAGGATGGCGTGGCTTTGGACGAAGAGGATGATGTTTCCGCCGCCCTGCGCGCCGCTATGGGGGAAACCTCCGACAAGTCGAAGGATGACGAGGAAGAGGATATTGGCGGATTTAACCGACCCTTTGAAGAGGATGCCGATGCCCCCTCGAAAAACCACGTCAGCGAGGAAGAGGGCCAAAAGCGGGTCGAGGATGCCCGTGACAAGGAAATCGGCTCTGACGCTGCGGTAAAACCGAAAACCTCGGAAGAAGGCGAAGATGGAAAAACCCCGAAATCCAAAGACGAAACCGGCAAAACCGACGACGAAACCGACAAAACCAAAGACGACACTGGCGAAAAGGCGTCTGATAAAGATGCGGTCAACGACAAGCCTGGTGAAGCGTTAAGCGACGAGGACTACACCAAGGCCATTGCTGACCTGCCTGCGGGCCTCAAAAGCCGCATCGAGCAGGACCGCGCGGATCTCGATCAGGTTCTTGCGCCGCTCAAGGGTATGGAAGATGAAATGAAGGCCCTCGGCACGACGCCGAAGGGGGCAATGGAGTTTTTCGTCAATGCCAACAACTATGCGAACAAAGACCCCGGCGCCTATGTCGCCTGGGCTTTGGGACAATCGACCGGCGGCGATCCCGAGCGCATCACTCAGGAGCTTTCCAAGGCGGCGGCGACCTATGGCTTCGAGTTGTTCAGTTCCAATGCCGAGAACATCGGCGAGGGTTTGAAGAAGCTGGCTGAAAAGCACGGGTATGATCTGACGAAGAAAGACGATGATGACGACGATGATCCGTTTATGTCGGACGAACAGCGCCGCATCAAAGAGCTTGAAGCCGAAAACAAAAGGCTGAAATCAGGCGGGGAAAAGGACACCGATCCGGCGGGCGGTACTAACACCCCGCCAACGCCTGGCAACGCGCCTTTCATGCAGCCCAGCGCCGATGAACAGCGCAGCATGATTATGTCGGTGATGACCGAAACCGATGCAGATCAGAAACTGGTTCGCCCGCATTTTGAAAAGCTACTGCCGGCGATCACCGGGATCATCAACCAGTATGCGCGATCCGGGCGCGCCATGACCAAGGAAACCTTGCAGGAAGCCTATGAGGCGGCGGAATTGGCAAGCCCTGAATTCCGGCAAAGTGCCATTGATCGAATGACCGCGCAAAAGTCTGCCGCAGATAGCGATGCAGATGTGCGAAAAGAGGTAAAGCAAAACGCGGAAGCGTCTGCAAAAGCAGAAGCGGCCAGCAGCAAGATCATTGATGTGCCAGGCCAAAGCGCCCAGCATCAACCCGCCGATAGCGCCGCTGACCTTTCGATTGAGGCCTTTCTCAGAAAGCAATTCAATCCAGATTAGACGGAGTGGCGGGGTTCGCTAGGAGAGAAAACTTGTCAAACCCTGACATGCTCGAAATGGTCACGGCGACCCTCCGTCACCGCCGACCGAAAATTGCCGATGCTACAACCAAGCACAATGCGTTGCTTTTGCAGCTTCGGCGCAAAGGCCGTATCCGCCTCATCGGCGGTGGCCGCACAATCGCCTGCCCGATCAGCTACGGTGAAAACGACAACTTCCAGTATTACACCCACCGCGACCCGCTCAATGTCGCCGGTCAGGAAACCCTGACATCCGCGGAGTATCCCTGGAAGCAGTACGCTTGTGGCGTGTCGATTTCCGGTCTGGAAATGCTGCAAAACGATGGTCAGGAGCAGATCATCAACATGATGAGCGCCCGGATCAAAAACGCCGAGCGCACCATCGCCAACAACATGCACAAGTCGGCGTATTCCGATGGCACCGCTTCGGCGGGGAAGGAATTCGGCGGTCTTGACCTTCTGGTCACCCAGGCCGCAGGCGCAACCGTTGGCGGCATCAACTCCAGCACCGCCACATGGTGGGACAACAAGCGTTCTGCAACAGGCGGAGCCTCCGTCGGCACCATCTACGCCGACATGCTGGATATGTGCTTGCAGCTTCAACGCGGCACCGACAAGACCGATCTGATCGTTTCCGACAACTCGTACTACTCGGTCCTGTCTCAGTCGTTGCAGAACCAGAAACGGTACATGGATTCGAAGATCGCCGATGCCGGTTTCCGCAACATTCTGTTCGAAGGTATCCCCGTTGTCTTTGACGGTGGTGATGGCGGTTTCGCACCGGTCGGGATGTATTTCCTGGATCTGTCCGAAATCGAGCTCATCATGCACCGGAAACGGAACAACGTGGTTCTCGATGGCCCGCGGCGCCCCGTCACCGAAGACTCGGACACCGTTGTCATGGCTGGCATGGGCAACTACACCGCCGCCAACCGCGCGCGGAATGGTCGCCTGTTCGATTAATCCGAACCTGCACACAAAAAGGGGGGCAGAAATGCCCCCTTTTCCCCGTAAAACCCCCAAATAGAGAGGACTGCACTATGTTGCCCCCAACCGCCCAATCGCCCCAGCCTGGAACCATGCCGATCACCCCGAAAACTCATTCTGATCTGGGGTCCAGTTTTGGTTCTGTCAGCGGGCGCGGCATCTACATTTCGTTCCAATGGGACATGATTACGCTCAACACGTCCGACCCCGAGCGCGCAGGAAAACGTGAACGCCGCCTGCGCCTGATGAAACAACCGGTCGGCGACCCGAGTTCCTGTTCGTCGTCCTACATCACCGAGCAGCAGGCCAAGGAGAAATTCCCGGCTGAGTGGGAGTATTTCAGCAAATATTCTGAAATGCCGACCACCGGAACGCCGCTGAGTGAACTTCCGGGTGTTTCTCAATCGCAGATCCAGATCATGAACCTTTCCGGCCTGCGATCCATCGAGGACGTTCTCGGCGTGTCTGAGGAAGTCATCAACCGCGTGGGCCACGAAGGGCGCTTTGTGCTGAATGTGGCGAAGGAATGGAAGAAACGCGCGACCGAGCATGGTGATATGATCGACTTCGCCGAACAGACCGCCGCCTTCGATCAGCGTCTTAAGGCCGAAACTCAGGCCCGCATGAACGCCGAGGCGCAAAACAACGAGCTGATGGCTCGGCTGAAAGCCCTTGAGGGCCTGTTGAGCCAGAACGGCAACATTCCCACCCCCGTGCAGCCCGGCGCCGGTAATGATCCCGTGGCAGTTCAGGGTGATGATCCCGCGCTGGAAGATACCAACAACCCGCTGGCCGATGGCGACGGCACAATGGACGACGATCCATTGCAATAAAGAGGAGAGTTGACCGTGGCTAAAACGATCAAGGAAATCGCGGATGAAGTCTGTGATCGCGTCACGGTCAACGCCCCGAGTACCATATTCGGAACCAATGACCGGATCGCGCGCCTGATCCGAACCGGGGCAAAGGACACGATCCGCGAAATGATGCGCGAGGCCGGGCGAAATGGCGTATCTGGATTTCGGTCGCAATGGGCATTCGCGACGCGGCCCAATACCTACGCCTATCAATTGCCGACCGATTTCTACCGCATGATCCCCAACAGCGAGCAGCGCGGCAAATGGCCTCTGGGTATCCTGGGGCCGGTCAGCCCGCAGACGTGGAGTAATTGGATTGCGGGGTCTGAGTCAGTGGCGGTCCCGATGGGATGGCGCATCAAAAACAATCTGTTTCACCTTGAGCCGCCGCCAAAGCAGGCCGAGATCATCATCATCGAGTATCTTTCCCGCTTCATGGTGGTTCGAAACGCGACAGACGATGATCTGGAACCCGTTGGCGGATACCTGCAACCGAAGGTGCCTCTGGTGCCGCGTGAGGGCTTCCTGTCCAGTGACGCGCTCGACACGGTGCCGACAAGCAACGCATCGCAATGGGGAACCGCAACGTGGGGTTCGACCGTTTGGGGAAGCTTGCCCGAATATGAGCTTCGTCGCATCCCAACAACAACCGATGAAACGGATTTCCCCGCGTACCAGGTGCGCGCCGAGGAATTCACCAAAGACGAGGATATGTCCGCGCTCGATGATGATTATGTCCTGAGCCTTGGTATTTCATGGCGGCTACAGCGCGGGCTTCGGATGCCGTACAACGATCTGCGCGACGAATACAATCGCGAGCTTGAAGGCTTCTTGGCCCATGACGCCACCGAGGGCCGCGATGTGATCTTTGGAGAAGATCGGCCGCACAACGAAATCGAACCGCTCGGCGGGGGTAACTGGATAATCACGTAATGGGCATCAACGATCTGAGTATCAATCCGCCGCGCCGCCGTACTCGGACCTATGACACGCCGAGCGATTACTCGCAGATTGTGGATTATCTTCGGGATTTCCTGGTGCCGGTTGGGTCAGTGGTTCAGAAGTTTTCCAGCAAATCACCCGGTGAGGCATACCTTCTGATTTCCGGTCAATCGCTGGTCAAGGCGGACTATCCTGACCTCTATGACGATATCGGCGGCATGTTTGGCGAAGATGAATTGACCTTCAATCTGCCGCCCGCCGAGGACGTTTATCTGATCGGCGCCGGTGCCGTCGCCGCAGGCCAGACGATAGGCGCTAATTCGTTCCAACTGACGGTTGGGCAATTGCCGGAACACAACCACGAAATCACCGATCCCGGCCATAGTCACGCTTTCACCGCCGATGCTCATGGTCACACCGTCACAGATCCCGGTCACAGTCACGGGTCAATCCGGTCTCTTGCAGCGGCAAAAAGCGCCGCCGGCGCAAACTATAACACGATCCAGGCGGGCAACACGGACTCGGCCACGACCGGCATCAGTGTTGATGATGAGACGGTCACCGGCTCGAACGCCAACAACACCACCGGCATCACCATTGCCAATAAGGGTGACGGACAGGCGATTGATAACAGGCCGAAATCCATCGCGGTCTATTACTTCATAAAGGCGAGAAAATGAGCAGAAGGGTTGCGCAGCGCGCTCGTGCGGAACGGGCCTCATTCGACGGGCAAGCCAGGGATATCCCTTGGCCCCTTCCTTTGGGCGGCTTGTTTGACGAGGCGAAAAGGTCCGAAGTTTCGGGGCAGATCGCCGAGACCCTGCACAACTTTCAGAGCAATGGCGTCGGCATCGAAATGCGCGACGATTACAGCGAACAGGACAGCGAGGTTTGTTTGCAGCGCATCCCGTTTGAGTTTGGGGAAACTGCCCATTACGTGAAAATTTTCGCGAACCGTGCTGAAACCGACGAAGATACATTTTCCCGGAATTTCACGGGGAACGCATCATATACTGACATCAGTTCAAACGTGCTGATTGCCGACGGCGACGGCCCGATCGTTCGATACGATGGCAATGGTTTTTCCAGCAGTGGTTTTGTAACGGACAGCGGGAAAAACCCCGATGCTTTCGATGGTATCCACTCGCACCAGGATCGCGTTTATGCGTGGGACACTCGGGAGCTGGCGTTTTTCTACGGTGGTGTCGGGGCGGTAACTGGAACCCTGACCCGGTTTCCCCTCGACCGACTCGGGAACATCAGCGGCACGGTGACCTGCATCACATCGATGACGATAAACGCCGCGCACGGGATGAATGACGTCCTGGTTATCGTCACATCAACCGGCTGGATTGTTCTCTATGAGGGCCTCGATCCCGGCGACTCGACAGACTGGCGCCTACTGGGCCGCGTAAAGGTTGCGAAGCCGGTGGCGCGCGATGCTTTGGAGCAGTTTGGTTCCGATCTGTGGCTTTTGACTGTGCGCGGACTGGTGTCACTCCGGGAAAGCCTCGCCAATGAAAAGATGGCGCTGGTGAGTTCCGCCGGAAAGGCAATCTCCGATTTGATCGTGAAGGACATCCGGGCCGGAATGGGCTTGCCCGGTTGGGAGATGATTACCCGGCAGGATGGCGAGGAAATCCTTATCAACATTCCGGTGCCGGGTGGCACGTTCAAGCAATACGTCTATGAGCTTTCCGCGCCGAGTTGGTCAACAGCCGATTATCCCTCGATGCACTGGCACGATCTGGGCGGATGGACCGAATTCAACGGCACCGATGGAAAGCTCTATCGTCTCGCCTCCGGCGGTGACGATCACCCAATTACCGCAACGTGGCATTCCGCCTGGGTGCGCCTGCCCAACTATGGCGAGATTGCCTATTTGATCCCGACGATCATCGCAAATGGCGAATTGACCGTTAAGATAACGGTTCTGACCGACCACAACCAAACTGCCGACGATATTGCCCAGGCGCAGCAGACGGTTACCTTGCGACCGGACAATCCGGGCGATGAGGTCTCTTTGGATGATCTATTCGGCATCAATGCCGCTGGCCGCGTGTTTCAGCTTCGGTTAGAATTGACCGGCAACAATGTCAGCATTGAAAGCATGATTGCCGGGGTTCTTTGAAACAGCTTGTCGGAAACGTCCTCTATGGCTTTGACCGCGACGTCGCGTTGTGGGTGCAGGACCGCATTCCCGAATATACCGCGGATATCAACGCCAAGGCGCTTGGTGTTGTCCAGGATGGTGAGCTGGTAGCCGGTGTCACGTATGAGCATTGGAACGGTGTTCACTTGCAGCCCAACATCGCGATAGATAGCAAAAGGTGGGCGAACCGAGACACGCTACGCCAGCTTTTTTCCTATCCTTTTGTGCAACTTAACTGTGAAGCCATGACCATTCTCGTCGTT